ATAATGGTCACGTGTTTACAGTACCCAATATGTGTGCCGGAAACAATGTATATACCGGCACGGAAGTTTCCGGAAGCATTAATCTTAATGTGGGGGATGTGATTATGTGGGAGATGTATATAAATGCAGGAGCAGCAACGAGAACTTTATATGGGGAAAATGAGGTTTTGGGAGCAACCACCGCTAGTTTCTTTAGGATAGATTAAGGAGAAAATATGAAAGTAGATACTTTATGCAGTTTGATAGCGAAACAAATTAATCCAGAATATTTCCAACTTTGGGGACTTGATATTCATTGGATGAAAGAAGAATATGCTACCCAAGAGAACAAGGCAATAGTTGAAAGCATCATAGATGACTATGACAACTTGGCTGCACAATTTGAGAGAGAACAGAAAATCATAATGGCAAGGGAAGCGTACAAGGCTGAAGCCGATCCAATTTACATTGAGTGGCAAGCCTTACTTTTTACTGAACACCCTGAAGCTGGGGCAAGAAGGCTTGAATGGATTGCGAAAAGGGCAGAGATTAAATCAAGACTTGAGGTGTAATTATTGGGAGCAAGGAGGAAATATGAACCCATTATATATTGACCACAGTGACGGTAAAGGACCACAAAGATATCCCGGAGTTACTTTAGAAGATTTTAAGGAAGCATGGATATCCAATATCAAGGGGAAACTGCTTGAGATAGATCAGAAATCAATAAGACCTGCACGTGAAGGGGACACAAAATTTCTGGATACCTTGACAAGTCAAAGTGTTTCCTTGCGTGGTAAGATAGCGAAAGTAAACAACTGTAAAACCATAGAAGAAGTAGAACTGATTAAATTATAGGTAGTGAACAAATAAAAATATATTGAGGTGACCGTGGAAGCTTTTTTTCAAATGCAATGGTGGGATAAAATACTAACCTTTTTCTTATTGGTACTAGCAATAACAAGTATTATTTTTATTATTCTTCAGATGGCCAAAAAATCAAGGACCCCTATTTCTTTCAAAACGAGATCTGGCTCCCTGTGTTTAGGTGGAAGACCTGAAAGGAATTCTAATATCAAGATACCGGGACTTTTAGTCCCTTTTTCATCTCACCGTTTGTTCTTTAATCTGATGCAGGTAATCAACACCAAAATGATTTATAGGGATATGAATCCCAAAACCATGAACGCCAATGATAATTTAAAAACTACAATTTGCGATATATTTTTACAGAAGTGTAAATACCCTACTTTTTATCACAACATGTTAAAGTTCTGTGAAGAAGCAGAGGCGACCGATGGCGCAATCCTACCTTCATTAAACACCCGGATATATGCATGGATACAAGAATACGAACAGAAAGCAAGATCAATAACATGGTTACTGCCCTGTGATTCCCCTGTTGGTCACCCCCACCAACAGGTATATGGTTTGCCGGAATGCTTTATCAAAGCATTCAATGAATGGCATCGAGCGCATGTAGAAATAACCTTATTGAAAATTAACGATGTTTTGACATCAGCATTTTACCCATCTTGGCAATTGCGATTGATTGTTATCATGGATCATTTAGATATGGTTTTTGATTTAACGGTTATTGATGCAGAGAACACATTGACTATACTCAATGGTGAAATTTTGGAAGAGCTTAAAAAGAAATTGGGAGGGGCCGCATGATTTACGACTATTTAGATATGGTGTTTTCATGTGTGAATTTAACAGCAATTATCCCGCTAATGGTAATTGTAGTTTACAACTTTAATAAATACAGAAACTATCCCAGGGTTTTATACATAGCATACGGACTGGTACTAAGTTTTTGTATCTTGTACTCCTCCATTAGCATCCAATGGCTATTCTCTCCTGAGCCCAAAACTTTTATCGATGTGTTGTGGGGCGTATCAGAATCGTTAGGAATCGCTATCCAATACGCATTTGTTCTTGGAACCACCTCAGCGTATCAAAAAATCATTGAAGCATTGGAAGAAGTTATTGGTGAGGAAATTCCCGCCCAACATCTTAAAAAAGGAATTGCGGTTTATATTAAAAATAGAGCAATGATCATCGATAAAGAATTGGCTAGAGTAAATCAAAAAGTGAACGTGTTAAAAGTTGTGATAGCCAGACAACAGAATTGCGAGGAGTAAATATGAGCAGATTAATTACCGACTTAGTACCGGAACTTCAGGTTATTTATCCTGAGTATAAAAGCAGGCTAGAAAAAGCCGGGATAGATCACATTGTTACTTGTACGAGCAGAACTCCAGCAGAACAAATGGAATTATTTAAAATAGGAAGAGAGCTACGAGAAGGTAAATGGATCGTTATTGCTCCTAAAAAGTGTGTTACCTGGATTCTTAATTCTAAGCATATACTTAGAAAAGCGTTTGATGTTTGTATCCTGATTAATGGCAAGTTGCTATGGAATCCCGAACTCGATGCTGACAAAGATGGTGTTCCTGAATACACGGAAGCTGGTTTAATAGGACAAAGTTTAGGTTTAAGATGGGGGGGAAGGTTTAAAGATTCTCACGGAAAACCTACTCCAGACGCCCCTCATTATGAATTATGAAATGGACAATAGAAATGCCGGAGATGTCTGATGCTCAGTTGATTGCATGTATTAGCGCATGGGGATGCCCTAAACCTTTGCTGGACGAGATAAGGAAAAGATTTGCAAATGGGAGAAACGCGATAGAGGCAATGGAATTTCTTGAGAGTGTTAACGAGGACACAACATACTCGCTTGCGTTTATCGAATTGTTCCAGGATGAAATATTAAAATGGCAAAGGGGGAAGGTTTGATATGTTTGATTACGGACCAATTTGGGACTTTTCAGTACACAAGGAATACGAGAAAGTGAAAGATCGTGCAAAGGTAGTGCTCTTGACTGGTATTATGGAGTGCATCAAATCTACAATTTGGAGTGTTAAAATGATACACTCTGTCATTACTTTTAAGGAGAAATAATATGTCTATATCATGGGGAAATGTCGTCTCGACAATATCAGGAGCAGCGCCAATACTGGGTAGCTTATTCGGCCCTGCCGGGACAGCAGTTGGTGTAGTCGCCGGAGCAGGGTTGAAATTGGTTGCCACGGCGCTGGGCTGTGATGCAACTCAAGATGCAGTATCGGCGGCAATCGCGACAGATCCAAATGCTGCCCTAAAACTCAAAGAGTTTGAGATGGTACACAAGCTTGAACTGGAAAAATTGGCAGTTCTGCAAATAGGCATGGAGCTGGCTGATGTGGCAAATGCTCGAAGTCGCCAAATCGAACACGAAAAGATTACCGGTAAAAGTGACATTAATCTTTACGTATTAGCCTGGCTATTTATTGTCGGATTCTTTGGCACGATGATAACGATGTTCATTGCCACGATGACCGGTGCATTCAAACCCGATACTCCACAAATAGCGATCATGCTCTTAACCAGTGTTATTCAATGTCTAACATTGGGTGTCGGAGTGGTGTTGCAGTATTTTTTTGGATCCAGCAAGAGCTCTAAAGACAAAAACGAAATGATTTTTAATTCAGCCCCGATCAAGGAGTAAAAATAATTAAATAATATCAAAATAAACTATTGACATATTTTGAAAATCTGACAGCACGAAACTATAGACGTTGAGACTCATACTCTTTTTGGAAGTTTACTCTTACTCACGCTCGTACGAAGGCTCGGCTTATGGGAAAAAGTCAAAATGTACCGGACAAGGGTGCGGAGCAATCCGCACCCGAAGTCCCAAGAACAAGTCGTCGATCTTCCAGTAAGATCGAAACGCAGATCGCTTCTTATCGAAAACAAAAATATACTTTTAAATCATCTAATGAAGCATGGTCAATCCTTAACCAACGCCTGCCTAACCCTGACCGAGTCCTTCAAAAACGTGGACAAGCCCTTGCGGTTTATCGTGACCTCTTATCTGACGCGCACCTTACTGCGGCTCTTGAAAGTCGTGAGAGTGCGACACTTTCTTATGATTGGCGTATAGAAAGAGGGGATTGCCCGACACGCATACACAAGACCATCGAAAAATGGTTTTTCTCTATAATGGAACGCAAGATGTGCATCGAGGATCTATCCCGCGATGAACTCACTTCCAACCTCTTAGATGTTCTCTACTGGGGATATCAACCTGCAGAACTTACATGGGACTACATGTACGGAATGTGGTTGCCTGTCCAAATTACACCCAAACCGCCTGAGTGGTTTACCTTCTTTGTCAATGAAGTTGGTGTTCCTGAATTACGGTTTCTTTCTTTGGAGCATCCGATTGATGGAGAAAAACCACCTGATCCATGGACATTGATTTGCCCGCGTATCAAACCATCTTATGAAAATCCGTATGGCCGCGGTGTTGCTTCACGTTGTTTTTGGCCGATTGTTTTTAAACGCGCCAATATGGAATTTTGGCTGAACTTCATGGAACGGTTCGGCACTCCCTGGGTGATGGGCAAAATAGAGGGTAACGCTGACACTGCAACTTTGACCGCTTTTGCTGATGATTTAAAAGTACTGGTGCAAGATGCAGTTATCGCCGTTGCCGGCAATCGCACTGTGGAGATACTGGAATCCAAGAATCAAAAAGGTAGCAATGACGGATTTGAAACTCTTTGCAACTTTATGGATTCGCAAATGTCTAAGACGATTCTCGGGCATACCTTATCTACCGATTCCGGGGAAAAATCATCTTATGCGGCAACCAAGGGCGCATTAACAGTCCGTAATGACAT